AAAACATCTCCAGTCAAGAGTATGAAAACAATACACTATTCAGCCTCGGACATCACTACATTGGTCGGTACGAAAACTTGTAGCTGGCTAAGTATCCAGCAAACACATTTTCTGACTGGCAGCACTACCGATACTAGCAATACGCTTGACGGGTTTCCTGGTACGACGCATAGATGAAAGAGCCTTTTGAACACTGGCACCATCGGAAATAGTCTGTAAGACCCCGATTCCAGCGTCAACGAAACATTCGTTGGCCTCTTCCATGGATATACCATAGATCCTATCAATAGCTTCACGAGCTATCGTATCGTATGCCACCTTACTAGTCAAATCAATGTTATCACGCATCGACTTCGCATCCATGAACTTATGCGAATCATCAACATGTGGTTGATCTGACAGAGTGTCAGACACTCTGGTAAGTGTATCACGTATGAGAGGTAGAAATCTGAGTTTATACGCAGCAGAGAGATACTTTCCTGCCATGTAATCTTTATCAGGTATTGCGCTAAGTTTTGGACGGATATTCAACTTAGCAAGAATTCTACCTAGCTTGGGGACTGGGATAACGTTTGTATCCGCCTCATAAATGCGCGTCTGCAAGAAAGTAGACTTGTTCCTTTCGGGTATCAGGTATTCGTACTTCATACCTGATGCCTCGGCTGCTTTCTTGGTTGCTTCTGCCACAAGTTCCGCTGAACCTGTGGTATATGATTCGACGTCATCCCCGTACACTAGAACACGGAGTTCCTGATCTCCGCTGATGGCTTTCATTGACGCGAGGTTGTTGGCTGCATTGAGAAGAACATTATTGATCGTCACCATGCATTCGCCACTATGATTCTGTCCCTTAATCGTCCATTGTAGACCCAATTGTCGACTATAGGCAATACAATCCTCTTGTTCAAGGTACTCTCTGAGCCACCACTCTGGTGCACCTAGCCTTTTGAACACACACGCGTTTAGTTTACGAACCTGCACTGGGTGTGTGGCATCTTGGTTAGAATAGTCACCTTCAATAACTGCTCCCTTTTGCCTTGCGCGTAGCTCGGCGACTTCCTTATCACTCATTCCGCAAGGGTAGATAATCCTAACATTCGGAAAAGTGTCATTGTCTTCGGCAAGTCGCACTGCCAATCTCTCGTTCAAGATATTCGACACGATGCCAAATTCCAAATTGGCTTCGTCTCCATACTGGTGAATAACTCGAGCATCAGAGCCATCGGGCTTAAGGGTGACCTCGTTCTTCGCAAAAACTTCTGCACGCGTATTGGCTTGCCAGTACCGAGGTTCGGACATCAATTTGCGCATTCTGATTTGTTTCTCAGGCTTCTGGGCAACAAGCCATTTCTCACATTCGTGATAATTGACCAATATGGCTGGAGCCTGATCTCCCATCATGCGCAGTAATTTCCGGTATCCTTCGATAGTCTCTGGACCACAATGATACTGCGGCTTAACGTCAATCCGTTTGCCCGCCGCATTCAAAGTGGTTCCAGCATCATTACGAGTGACATTAACGGGAACACTCTCTACAATGGGTCCCTTCTGGACAGGTAGCTTTTGCTTTTCGACCTGTAAAGTAAACCCTTTAAGAGATGTTTTCACGTTCTTAAAGTCTCTGTGTAGCGTATATTCTGCGAACCCACAAGTGGGTGCGAAGTACACGTCCGCTTCGAGGAGCTTCAACTGGTTACTGAGGTGTGTAATCATGATACACTGG